CTGTCTTTATGCTCATTATAACTATTGTTTACAAAGTCAATATCTATACTTTGGTTACAAGTAGGACATTCCATATTATCACTGTTGCGCAGAGATTCATACTTGTCTCTCATGCGCACTTCATGTTTGAGTTCGGAACTCCAAGCACCAATACTTTCGATCATATCTCCTGTGTCAGTTTTAACGACTGTTGCTAATATGTTTCGAATTTTATTAATATCAATGGATTCCAGCTGCTCAATGTAAAAATTGTTTTGGTTAATTTTTTTAATTTTTTCCGAGATATTTTCAAATTCTATTTGTAAAGAACGTAAATTCTTTTCATCTTTTTCCGAAAAAAATGGTAAATCCACTTTCGATAGTAGACTAGTATTCTCCAATTTATTGTCTGTTAACCATTTTTCAATTGTTGCAATTCTTCCTTGCACTCGTGAAACATCAACTCCAATACCTCTAGATATTTCTCTAAAGACTTCGAAGTATGCAACGTATTTATTTAACTGTAACAAATCAATCAAAAACTTTTTACGGTTTGTGTCTGTAGCAGTTAAGAACTGTAAACTTGCGTTAGTGTTTTGGTATACAATTTGAGAAAATGTTTTGAAATCAATTCCAATTATTTCTTCTACTGTTTTATAAGTATTTGTCGCTGTATGGCTAGAAATATCCTCTCCATTTTTTAGCAACTTTACTTTTATATTAGCTCTACGAACTACATCAAGATTATACTGATCTTCTCCTACTCTAAATGCAAGAGTGATGTCGTACCCATTGTCGACAATTCTATTAGATATGTCGGCTTTTCTTATTCCTTTGGAATTTTTGTTAAAGAGAACTTCCTCTAAAATTAGAGGTATAGAAGACTTACCAGCACCATTCGTGCCGACAAGTTGTGTAAGGGTGTTATCTTGTAAATCTATTACATTGTTTGAGCCGTAACTAAAACAATTACTCCACGTTAGCTTCTCTAGCGTTATCACTGAATACTCCTATAATTTTTTTAACTTTATTCTCATCTAATTCAAGAATGTAGGAAAGATACTCTCCTAACTCTTCTTCAATTGTCATATCTTTTCCCAGTATAAGAGTGGCTTCTGTTTTTCGTTTAATAACTTTCTTATCGAGTAGGTCAGAATTTTTGACCCCGCTCAAGTCTGAAACATCGCCCTCTACTTCATATATCGTATGGTGCCACTCTGTCTGTACCATTTCATCAGCACTTGTGACTGTCTTACGAATAAGCTGAGGAAGATTAAACTCATGCCATTTCCACTCCCAACAATACCAATCGGCTCTATTGCCTGCTTCAGTATCAATTATAAGATATCCAGTTTTTACCACATTTCTATGAAAAGAAGTTGTCATAGGACTGCCAGGGTATACAATATTTCGTTGAGTATTCTCGTGAGCATGTAAATCTCCTGCAAAAACTATGTCAAATCTATCGAATCTTTCTAAGTCTACTTCTGGTGTTACATGGGGAGGTATCTCGCCACGAACATGAGTAAACAAGTATCTTATATCTTCTGGTATAGATTCTATACTATTCTTTTTATGCAAGTCTGCATAGGGAAGAATTGCCCATTCACCTTTTATATAAGTTTCATCAATAACTTCTACTAAAGGGTTTAATTGATTGGTTACTTTTTTTAAGTTTGTAAAAAATGTTTTATTCTTTCTAGTAGCTTCATGATTTCCATCAAAGATAATAGTAGGAATAGAACAATTTTTTACAAAATCAAAATAAAGGGTGAGCTCATCCATGGAAGGAGTTCTGTCAAACAGATCTCCCCCAACAATATGAAGCTCAACCTCACCTTTTTCTTCTATCTCACTTAGTTGTTGATAGAATAATTCATAGCGAGAACATGCCCACGCTGCGGGCACATTCTTCTGTCCTAGCTTTATATGCCAGTCTGCTGTGAATAATATTTTCATTTATCTTCCTTTTGTTCCTCTCTCCATTTTGCTACCCAAGGTGCGTTCACTCTTTCTGCATCTAAAAAGATTGCATTAGTAAATGCTAAAGGTAATAAAACAGCTATATGAACTACAATACTTGTTATAGTCGAGTACCCTAGCCACCCCATATAGTAAGAAGCAACAAATCCAAAGTATACTGACCACATAGTAAACAAAACTAACATAAAGTAAGTTTGTAAACTTGGGTCTGGTATATATTTCAATGGGTTATATTTGGCGTCCATTACTAAACGCCAACTATCTACAATAAATAATACTAATTTTTTATAACGGTTCATGCTACGAAGTCGTCCCCAGGTGTCCAATCACACCCAGTTAGTCCACCAGCTTTTAACGCTTGTAGAGTTCGTAATGTTTCGTCTGCATTTCTGCCCGTATCAAGAGCATTGACGGAGACGTGTTGAATAGTTCTATCTGCATCAAAGATGTAGGTAGCTCTAAAGAACACGCCTTCTGCCTCGTCAACTATCCCTAAGTCATATCCTAGTTCAAGACCACAGTCTGCCGCTAAAGTATGTTGAATATTACCAATGAGTGCGTTGTCTTGTTTCCAAGCTAACTTACAAAATTCATTGTCACCACTGATACCTACAACATTAGCTTCAGCAACTAACTTGTCCATTGCCGATATTTCTGTAGGGCAAATAAATGTGAAATCCTTAGGATAAAAGTAAACCACACTCCAGTCGTGCTTAAGTGGTTGATAGCTATGATCAACAGACACAACATCAATGTTATTATCCTTATCTACTCCCTGCAAACTGAAGGCAGGGAACTTCTCTCCTACACCAATCATGATACTTGAAACTCCTCGTCTATAGATTCATCTGTGTTTGAGTTTGATGAACCAGCTCTAATCCTATCTAACAACTCTTTTTGAGCGTCAGGTGTAGGTCTTGATAAGACTTCATCCATTGACTTAAGTTCAGAAATGAGTTCCATTTCTTTTTCGTCAAGAGGTCTTTGTTTACACTTCAATGCTTGTAATTGATACTCAACATTGTAAGCCATTGGTCCAGTTTTAACTCTTTTGAAGTGGACGTCCCAACCAGTCTTAGGATCTGCAGGGTCACCTAAGTCTTCTGCTGCTACTAAGATCTGCTCTAATAGTTTTTTCTTTAGATTTAGAACTTTTACTTTTCCACCATGAACGCATTGAATTGCATATGACCAGCCACACTTAAGCTCTGGGTAGTATTCTCTTACCCAGTCTTTTTCTATGTTGGTAAATGCTTCTTTCTCTCTATCGAATGATAGACACTCGAAAGGTATGTTCTTATCGTTCTCGCCTTTAATCCAGTAGACATATCTTGCACAGACATCTCCTACCATCCTAACTACGTTGTCGCCTTCTACATATGTATAAGACTCTATTTTTCCTTTTTGGGCTTCGCCCTTTAATTTATTAAATGTTAATGCCATTTTAGCTCCTTAAGATTCTTGATTTCTTCAAACTTGAAATGAACCCTTTCATTTTCTATTCGAAGTAACCTATTTTGGTTTATTATGTCCTCATTACCAGTATAGTGCATGAGGTCTAGTGTGGTATTTTTCCTGCTTTGATACTCAAAGTAATTGCGCAAGGAAGCAATACCAGCGTATTGCGCAATTTCTAAATCAGAGTACCTAGCTCTTTGGACAAGCAAAGCCTCTGGCTGAAGCAAAAAACTATCTCCATGAAAGCTTTTCTGCCAGAAGCGAAATCGTCTGTCCTTCCTATTTACTGGAAGCTTTTTGTATGTTAAGATATCAAGGATAGTCAGTATATTACCAACTTTGCCGTTGCTCTCTTTTAATATCTTTTTCCAATTATAGAATATCATTATATCAAAAATTTAACCTTGTGTCAAGAAGTATTTTTCCATGCTATATGGTCTTAACTTCATAACCTTGTTTCATGTAGTACCCCATCCTCGCATTTGCTTGTCGTGTAGCTGTTTTACCGACTAAGTGGATATCAACGACTACAGGTTGAGGTTTATTTTCGTTTTTTCTTATTACCCTACCAATTAATTGTGTTAGTAGTGGTTCGTTATTGATTGGAGTTGCTAATATAATACAACTTAAACAATCAAGGGAAATACCTTCAGAGAAGATACTTTGTGTTCCAAAAAGAATGTCAACTCCCTCTCCAAAAATTTGTTTAATTATAGCAGGTCTTTCTTCATGAGGGACATCTCCAGTAACACAAATAGAATTATCTCCTACAAGTCTGCTAACTTGTTTTAAGAAATCTACTCTATCCGATACTACTAATACTTTGTGCCCTTTTGCGGCATACCCTGCTGCTAATACTCCAATCATATTTTGGTATTCCCAATCATATGCAATAGTATTAATTCTAGAAGCCCACGGAATATTGTGTCCATCAGGGAATCTTATCCCTGACTTTAGAATATTCACTACGGGTACTAGATAATTTTCTTTTGGTGGTTTGAACACAGTATCGCTAAAGTAATCTCTAAAGATAACATGTCTACCATCCTTCCTTTCCATTGTGCCAGTTAAACCTATCTTATACCTTGCCTTACTAGCATCAATTAATCGAGTAAAAGTGGGACTACTAACGTGATGCATTTCATCAAGAATAATTGTCCCAAAAACTTCTTTTATTTCGTCTACTCTACGATATAGTGTTTGGACATTTCCTATAACAATAGGTGCGTCAGTTTCAAACCTGCCTGAGCCTATGATACCAGGTGTAATTCCAAATACTTTTTGTACTTCTTTTTCCCACTGCGCTCGTAACGCTAATGTATGTGTAACTACTAATGTTTTCTGTCTAAGTTTATTAGCTATAGCTAAAGCTGTAAAAGTCTTTCCCCAACTGACCCAAGCGTTGATTATACAACTGTCTTCGAGTTCGTCATAGACCGATTGTTGTGATGGACGTAAGTCAAACGCAAAGTCTAACTCGTCAATCTTTGAATAAACACGTTTATCGACTATCTCGTAGTCTTCTGGTATCAAGTCCGTTCTTCCGATTGGTAATGTGACTAACCCACTACGAACTACTCCCATATTCTTTATTATGAAAGGTGGATCGAGCGGATTCCTTGCCGGTATTGCATATGTAAGCTCCTCGTCAATTTTTGACTGCAAAGTATTATCTACTTCCATGAATATTCTATTCGATAATACTGCCTTCACTTAAGCTCCTCCAATACGGCCACGGGTTAATATTAATACTAGTCCTTTTTCCACGAAAAGCATTTACAGCATGATGCACCCCAGGAGAGAATAATACTAGACGGTTAGCTATAGGTTGAATTCTATCGTGCCTATATAACGAACTTGTTTCTAGTAACAACTCGCCTCCTTTTAAGTCCTTGTATAAAGTAGGATAGTATACGCAAGAACACAATGGAAACACTAATTCCCCTGTTTTTGCATAAAGGTTCTCATGCTTATCGTAGTGCCACTCTAGTGGTCTTGAATTTTTATGAGACCATATCTCATACCATCCAAGATCTTCTATATTATAATACTTATTTGCAGTTTCTAATACTTTCGCTACAAATAAATCATTTACTTTTGGCTCTCCACGAATCATATCCCATTCACATTCTACTTTTTCACTAATATCTATGTCTAAGGAGTCGCTCCAGCCTTCCTCTAAAAAATTATCTATAATATATAGCATTATACTTTTCTCCAAGTTCGTTTTTGTTTCTTTTCTGCATAAGACCACAACACACTAGGTTTTTTATTTACCATAAGAACTTGTGCGTATTTCATTTCTTTTTCTGGTGGCCTTTTTACAGTAAAAGGAAAGGGAACCTTACGCAGCCAAATAAGACTAGCAGTTCCCTTTTGTTCTATTTTCTCAATTTGTATAGAATCTAACATTATAGTAGTTGTTTTTTCATATTGAAAATATCTACCACTAGAATCTATATAATTATTTCCTCTATGTTGTATCATACTGCGAAAATCTTCTAGCATATACTTTAAAGGGTATAAATTTTTATGTGGAGTCTTTAATCTTCGTATTCCAAGAGTTTCTCCTTGGACATTCCTATCATCAACTATCTGTGTATCACAGAATAGAAGACCATCTCGTTTTTCTACTTCGTCATTGTGTAATACATACACTGGAAATTGTATTAGATGTAGTGTTTGAAAATTCATTACTCATATGCTTTTGCAAATTTTCCAAAGGAGTAATCCTCTCCAATGTCAAAATCACAACCTATCGCTGTGCCAGGAATAGATAATCCTCTATCCTTTTGTATATTCCTCTGAAGAAGTTCACAATACTCGTCGATTGCTTCTTCTTTTACTTCTGCAAGTATAGAGTCATGTACTAGAGCGAACATTTTTACAGGTAGTTTCTTTGCCTCTACCTCACGGTGTGCGTCTATGGCTCCGAGTAAATTTACATCAGAAGCCACAGATTGCACGAGAGCGTTGATGCCAGAGCGAACTTCATGGGCTGCAATAGCCTTATCAGCTGACTTTACGTTTGGCAATCGTCTTTTTCTCCCAAAGAAAGAGTAGAGATATGCTTGCTTCTCGATAAGCGTTTTAGAATCATCTAACCACTTCTTCAGTTTATGAAACTGTTTAAAGTAGTCTTCGATAACTTCTTTAGCTTGACTTGTGCTAAAGTAAGTGCCGCTATCTTTAGAAACTTGCTCACTAATCTTTTTCGGACCTGCACCGTACATTATTCCAAAGGTAACCGCTTTTGCCATTTGCCTTTCTGTAGAATAAAATTCAGCGACTTGGTCCACTTCACATGGTAGGTTAAATACTAACTTAGCAATATTACTATGGAAATTACCCCCGTCTTGAAAAACTTTCATAAGAGCTTTGTCGTCAGCCAATACTGCAGCACAGTATACTTCTGCTGTTGTCAAGTCCATAGCAACTATTTTATTGCCAGGTTTTGCTTTGATACACCCTTTGACAATTGGATTGTCTCTAGGAATCTGTTGCATATTCATTTTACCACTAGAGGATAGACGTCCTGAGGTTGTACCATGTAGGTTGAACCCCGTTCTAAGTCTCTCATCTCTATCTAGTGCTGGTATAATTTTGTCCAAGTAGGTGGACTTAATTTTTACCTTTTGTCTAATATCAAGAATAAGTGCAGGTACGTCGTTTTCTTTTGCTAAAGTAGTTAATACTTCTGCGTCAGTTGAGTCAGCGCCTGTACCTGTCTTTTTCCCTGTAGGCTTTAAACCGATATAATCAAATAGTAAAGAACGCAATTGTACTGTACTGTTTGGGTTAAAAGGTTTGCCTTGTGCTGCTTCAAAAGTTTTTACTGCTGTAAACTCATAAAGAGATTTAACAGCATTATCAATCTCCGTCTGCATAAGATCGGATGATTTATATAGGCGTTCAGCATCGAACGGGACTCCATTATTTTCAATATGAAGTAAAAACTCTGTTGCAGGCAACAAAATATCTTTATAAACACTAGTGAAGCGTTTGCTTTTATCTATTGCAGATTTAAACTTTTCGTACAATAGAAAAGTACATACAGCATCATAAGCTGCGTACTCTTGCATGATATCAAAAGGAATCATATCCCAACTGAAATCAGCTTTTAGTAGTCCATTTCTTTTTTTGTAGTCCTCAATCCAAGTGTACATTGGTTTTTCATAGTCACCATAAGGCGTGAATTTCAATGCAAGAGTTTTTAGACTATGTGTGCCTGGCTGCTCGTTAAGAACATAGTGCATCAGCATAGTGTCCTCAAACTGAGGAAACTTAAATCCGAAATGAAACTTAAAGAATGCAATATCAAACTTACTGTTATGAAATACTACTTTCTTTTTATTAAAGAGTTCCTGTAGCATACTCTCTGCTTTTTCATCAATACAATCCGTACTGATATAGGCTCCGTGATCTTTCTCATAAGAGAGAGAAATACCTAGCATATGTCCATCGCGAGGATAGAGTGCTGAGGTTTCGGAGTCAAGTGCAATAAAATCATTAGTATGCAATAATGCATCTTCTAAAAATTTATAAAGCACTTCAGAGTCTGTAATACCATAAACTTGATCTTTGCTAAGCTTCTCTTGTTTAAGTTCTCCTTTGATATATTTTACAATATTATCTCTGGATTCTTCCCAAGACCTTTTAGCTTCTGGTTTAAAAGCTAACATAGCAGGATTGATTACGGGCAAGAATTTACCATCTACTATTCTACCAGTATATTCTGTAACAGAATTAAGTTTGGTATAGTACTTCAAAGGTTCAGAGCCAACAAGAATTACCCAATCATAGTTGTCTGGGTCAAAGTTGATGTCTACATCTCGTTTTAGTACTTTTTTAATTGATGGGTCTGAGCATAAAACAAACTCGTCAAAAGTGAACTGATTATTAAACAGTTCAAAAAACTTGTTTCTACTCGGTTTTGATTCTATTAATGCTACTCTCATGGTTCTCCTAAATTTATAAATATATTATATCAAAAATTTAACTTTGTGTCAAGAATTATTTTTTGATAGTACTGACCTTCTTGTATTTTCTTTTGCAGTAACCCATTCTAAATTATCCCATCTAGGATTATAAGTGTTTCCATCTATGTGGTCTACCTGTAGGGAGTCTCTTATAATATTTTGAGTGGTTGTACTTACTTTATGCCAGTCTTCTTTTAGATCCTCAGGTAAATGCTCAGGAAAAGGTAAAAAGTGCAAAGCAACCATTCTATGCACGTATACTGCGGCACATTTATTAGTTGCCTTATAAACATAACGATCATCTTCAAAAATA